CTGTAGACGATAGCCGGGAAGTAGGCAAAACCTTCCATTAGGCGTTTACATACGCCTCAAGGGCAGCAGCAAAAGCCGTGATGTCAGCCGCAGTCACTTCACGAGTGTCCACAGGCTTGCTGCGGGCGTTCTCGATGAGAGTTTCCTTGGCAAGCCGCACGGCCTCCAGTTTTGCCCGTTTGGCCTCTGCCGCCATTTGGTTGGCGTGGCGAGTGGCCTCCATATCCATCTGAAACTGCTGTTGTGCATCCAATGCCATTTTGTGCTCCTATTAAGCCTTCATGTCCTTCATGGCGATATTGCCGTACCACGTCGTGCCTCCGTTCGGGGTGAAGAAAACCCAAACATCGACGGCGTTCGCCGTGGTTGTACGAGACAGGGACGCTGCCCCGCCGGGGAAAACAAAACTACCGCCGGACCAAGCCACAGTTCTACCGGCTGTGCCGTCGTTCGTCAAGACCAACGTGAACGAAGACGAGCCCGTGGCGATGGCGTTGGACAGCGTGAACGTGCAGTTGCCGGTCAGCGTGGCTGTAAACACGTTGGCGTTTAACAGATTGATGGTCGTGGCCGTCCCGGTGTTACCCAGGGCAGAGACCGTGTCGGCGTAGGCTACTGGGCGAACAAAACCTGCGGAAGTAATCCGCAACCGCTCTGCTCCACCCTCAGCAAACGCGATCTCATCTGCTGCCGGGAAGAAGATGCCAGTGTTGGTATCGCCTGTGGGAATAATCGCAGGTGCACTGACGGAACCGGCAGACACTGTTACCACACCCGATGCAGACACCGTAGTGAACGCGCCGGTAGTCGGAGTGGTCGCACCAACCGTGCCGTTGATGTTGATAGATGCAGTGCCAGTCAGGTTGGTGACCGTGCCGCTAGACGGTGTGCCCAAGGCACCGCCGTTGACAACAAACGCCCCACTTGACCCCGTGTTCACTCCGAGGGCTGTGACAACCCCTGTACCCGTCGTGATCGTAGTAGGCGCAACACCGGCCCCGCCACCAACCATGAGTGCGTTGGCCGACAAAGTAGAAGAACTTGCCAGGGTGTTTGTTGCTGAGTAATACAGCAAACCGCCGGAAGAGCCAGAGGTCAATCCAGTACCGCCAGATGCAACGGGCAGCGTACCTGTGGTCAGGGCTGAGGTCGAAGACGCATAGACAGCGCCACCAGACGTAAACGAGGTAAGCCCGGTACCGCCGTTCGTAGTGGCGAGAGTTCCCGCCAAAGTAACCGCACCAGAAGTAGCGGTTGAGGGCGTGAATCCCGTAGTGCCTGCGCTGAAAGTCGTTACGCCGTCAGCAGCACTTGATGCAACCTTGACGTAATCACTGCCGTTCCAAGCAACGATGGCGCTTTCACCAGACACCATTGTCACGCCCGTGGTCGGGCCTGTACCTACGATCTTGACGGACTGTGAAGTTGAGGTTGCGTTGATGATCAGGTACTGACGGCTTGAGGCCGGAGCAGTGATGGTCAGAAGACCTGCCGGGTTGCCCGTGCAGTTGATCACCGCGTACTGGGCAGAGCCAGAAGAGCCTGAGCCAACCTGCGTCAGCGTCGTGCCGTTGGTAACCGTGAGCGTCACCGCCGTCTGGGAACCGCTGATGGTCTGAGTACCGGCAACCGCCGAGTCTACATACTTGGTGATGTAGTCGTTGACCGTGTCGCCCCAGGTGCCCGACAGTTCTCCGGTAACCGGGAGGGCGAAGCCCAAGAGAGAGGTGTATGAGGTGGGCATCTAATGCTCCTATTCCGTGTTTACTAAAGTCCAGTTGGCGTTCTGAGCGTCGTCAATCAGGCTCCAGTAGAACACCCCGAAGTTTCCAACATTACCCATCGCCTGACAACCGGTGACTGCCACGAGTCGCTCACCAACGGCGACGTTTCCTGCCGCCCCGGATGCAGACACACCTGAGATTGCCACGGCCTTGACCGGGACTTCATCGCCAATCAGACCTTGACCGGCGACGCCCGTGAGCGCCACAGTGCGCTCACCCGTTGAAACAGTGCCAACAGAGCCAGTTGCTTCTACGCTACCGGCCTGCCAATTAAAGACTGCCGTGCCCACGTCCCCGGAAGCAGAGACACCGGACAAGGCAACAGTGATGTTTGATCCAACAGAGCCAACTGCCCCGTTTGCTACAACGCCGTCTTCGTTTTCTGCCGTACTAGCAGTTACTGAGCCAACCGCACCAGAAGCTCCAACGCCAGACAGCGCGACCGAGGTTTCTTCAGATACCGAGCCAACTGCGCCGTTGGCGGCGACTCCCGTGATGTTTGCGCCACGGGTATAGATGACCGTGTCCACCGCGCCGGTGGCAGAAACACCAGACAGAGCAACAGTCGTTTCGGGCGCGGCTGTGCCGGTATTGCCGTAGGCAATGACGCCATCTTCATTCTCAGCCGTATCAGCAGAGACGGTTCCAACAGCGCCCGATGCGCTGACCCCTGAGATTGCAACTTCGTAGATGACCTCTGGGATCATCGTGCCAACGTAGCCGTTGGCGTGAACTTCCTGAATCTCTGGATTGGGGAAGGGGTCTACCCCACCAACATCAGGATGGCAAAGGACGCCCGTCAGGGCAACCGTTATGGATTGCCCAGCGACAGAACCAACGGCACCTTGGGCCTCGACGCCTGTTAGGGTTTCACCAAGTCCGCCCCATGCGCCGCTGCCCCAGGTGCCACTACCCCATGCGGTAGGCACAATCCGACTCCTTTAGAAGAGCCGGATCAGGTCGTGGCCAGACGCAGCAGAGCAGTCGAAGTCGTGTTGGAAGGCATCGTCAGAGTGAACGTGCCTGCGGTCACGGTCTGTGAGCCGAAGGTGTGCACGCTGACAGCCTTGCTGGACTTGGACGAGTTGTAGATCAGCACCGCATCAAACGCCGTGGACAGCGTGACGTTGGTGTAGGTCAGGCTCGACGTGGGGGTCCAGTACGCAACACCTGCCGTAGCAGAAGCATTGGTTGACAGCGGCGAAGTGCCGTTGGTCACCGTGATACCGCCCGGGGAGTAGTTTGTGCCCGTCACTTCACCCGTCGTGCTGTACGCCGTGGTGCTTGCGTTGTATGTAGCAGATGCCAGATACAGAGCGGCCTTGAAGGTGTCGCCCGTGCCGGTGGTGAAGTTGTGCGTGGCCGTCATCAGTTCTTGCATGAACGACGTGCACATTGCTTGGGTGTTTGCCATTTCAAGGCTCCTTATTCAAATGATGCCGCTACAACGCCAACAGCGGGCGTCTTTTTCAACTGAACATGCACCGACCGGTGCACAAGTTCACCTTCGTGCCAATACTCCACCCAGGTGGTGTATTCGTTGTCATTATCGACAAACCCTTCCTTCTTCTCAAGGAGGGATTCATCCATATCACCTTTGGTGGTAAAGACGGTTGCCATTCAAGCTCCTAGATGATGCGAATCAACGCGGTTTCAGGATTGTTCGGGGGCAGTTGGATCTGGAAACTCTGGCTTAGCGTGGTCTGGTCTATTCCAAAGTTCAGCACCGCAACTGACCTATTTGCCTTGGAAGCGTTGTAGATCAAGGCACCGCGGGTCGTGAACGTCGAAGCGATCCAGGTCGGATTGTCAAAAGACACGTACGCGATCCCCAGGCCCAGTTGCACCGAGACGTTGACTAGCGGCTCGCCCCCAGCAATGTACCCGGTCCCACTGATCTCCCCTGTCGTGGTGTAGACCGTCGTGTCTGGGCCCAAGATGGCAGAGGAACTGTAGAGCGCAATCTTGAAGGTGTCCGTGTCAAAGTCATGGACGCCCAGCAGGAGCTGCTCTTTGAAACTGTTGGTCAGGCCTGCAGTAATCATCTTACTGGACCTTCAACTTCACCTGACCATCACGGTAGGCATCGCCACGCTGCTTGGCGTCACCCAGGTTCTTCAGAAGCGCCATGGCTTCCAGGTACTTCTGGTTGTAGAGGGCCATCATGTCGGCCTCGCCCTTCATGTAGGTGTAGGCCTCGATGAGCGACCCGTACAGCAGCGCAGAATCAAAGTTGTCCCCCAGCCAGCTTGTGCCCGCATCGACAATCGACGTCGGGTAGTAGTAGTAATGCAGCTCTACCTGATAGTTGGCGTTGGGGGTGGGGCCCAGAATAAATGTCAGTTCGTTTGTGATCGTTGCACCATTCACGGCGGGGCCGAAGATGGCGTAGTATTTGGGCAGGGCTGTGTACGTCGCAGACGGATAGACCTGCCGAATAAAGTTGACGTCTTTGTTCTGCAGGTAGGTGTAGTTGCCTTGCGCATCCACCACGGCCAATGAATACGTGGACAAGTAGTCGTCTGGAGCAGACAAGTACTTGTTGCCGTTGGAGGTGGTGCCCACCATGTTCTTGCGAAGATTGGCAAGCTGGACCGTGTTATAGATACGCTGCTCAGCCTGTTTGACAAACACCGGGATCTCCGCGGCGAACGAGGTGTCCTGGTTCTCGGTGTACGCAATGATCGCCGCAGTGAGTTGAGCGTAGTTCATGTGATGCTCGTCTGAACCGATCCAAGAATTGCATCCGCCCACAGCGGTTTTGCGTAAGGCATCGGCATCATGCCAATGCTGGCAAACGAAGTGTCCACGGTGAACCCCACGAATACCGTCACGCCCATTGTCGCTTCAGGACGGGGCTGATACAAGGCCTGCGGCTCGGTAATCGTGCGCTTGGGCTCCAACTGCGGATGCTTGGGCTCGTAGCACTCGTCGCAAACCTTGAAGCCCCTCCAGTCCTTGATCAGCGAGTTGAGCTTGAATCGCTGGCCACACTGGTCGCACAGCGCAATCGCGAACTTGCCTGATGCAAACCCAGCGCCCATGACTACCTCGTTGTGTAGGTCGGGACGGCGAAGTAGCTGGACCGCTCACGGTCTTCCGTAGCAGCCCGGAAGAACTCTTCTTCGTAGAACGACTTGAGGATCTGGATGCGATCCGGGGCCTTTTTGATGGCCAGATAGTAGGCAAGGCCCGCGATCAGGCACGGCAAAAACCGGAACGAAATGTCGGCGGTGTTCGTGTACGCCCCAGTGTCCTGGATGCGACGAATCACGTAGTACCGAAATTCGTAGGTGGTCGTAGCGTCCGGCGCCGGGTACAAGAACAGCTTGGCCGGGGCCGTGCGCTGCACAAAGTACTGCGCCGGGCGCGACCGCGTGTTCTTGTTGGGAACGTGCAGGTACTCGGCGTAGCCAATCCGGTCAATGGTGATGTCCTGCTGGTTCGAGGTACCCGCATTGGTGCGGATAACCGCGGACAGGGCGTCCACCGTGTCGTCCGGCAGCGTGTACTCGTACTGGCCAACAACCAGCGGAATCTGCCGCTGTTCAATCGTCCACAGGTTCAGCCCGCGGTTGGCCCACTCCGCAAACATGAGGTTGATCGAGCGCAGGGCGGTCTTCATGTCGTAACCGTCCCGATTCTCATAGCCGCAGCGTTCGTACGCT